GCCGCCGGTGAAGATCGCGCTGACCGTGCCCGGCGCGTAGGGGGCCTGGATGTCCCACGTTGAGGCAGCCATCTGACCGGGCTCCTGCGGCGGGGTGTCCGGCATCGTCTCAGCCACCGGAGGCCGCCTTCCCCTTCGCCACTGGCCGGGCTGCCGCCTTCACCGGCTCCGCTTCCTTCTCGTCAGGATCCGGGTCGCTTTTGGCAGGCGGCTTCTCGTCCTCGCCCAGGTCCAGGTCCCTGAACAGGGTTCCCGAGCCCTCCAGGTCCCGCTTCACCAGCTCGTGGCGGTCCGGGAGTACTTCGCCCTTCGTCACGCGGCGGATCGTGCCGTCCTTCAGCTCCGCCACAAACGTGTCCTGCGCCTGCTTCGCCATGCCGGGCTCCTACGTGTTCGGGTACGCCGCGAGGTAGGCGGCGGCCTGCGGGCTGATGTTGACGCCCGCCACCAGCGGCGCGGCGCTCCAGTACGACGCCGGGGACTCCAGGAACGCCTGCGACGTGATCGAGTCACGGGATGCGCCCTGGATGACGGACTCCATCTGGGTGGTCACCGTGTTCAGGAAGCAGAACGGCACCAGCGCGAACCGAGCGGCCATCGTTAACCTGCCTTCTCAGAAGAGACCCGGGCCAGGCTGCCCTGCGCGCCTGGCCAGATACCGCCGCTGACGCTCGCGGCCTGTTTTCTGGTTATTCCTGCGGGTGCGCTCTCGTCCCTTAGGTGACCGGTCGTAGACATGCTGGTGCGCAGCGACGTATGCGCGGCGTTCCTCATCCGTCCGGAACGGGGAATGCTTGTTGTACTTCGGGCGCGCGCCCGACCAGAGTTCCTTTTCCCGCTGACGCGCCGCGTCCTCGGTGCTGAACTCCTCAGGGCAGACGGCAGTTACTTCCGGCCACCACGGCTTCTGGCGCTCATGCTCGCGAAGCCTGCACTTCAGCCGCCGCGTGTAGCCGACGTACAGCAGTTCGGTGTCGCTGCGAAGCTGATAAACGTGCCACGTTTCCATTCTCCGGCCTCCCAATGACCGGGGACGGCACGCATTGGGATACGCGCCGCCCCCGGTGGCCATTGAATTCTACCGCTATTCACCTTCCGGAGATTGCGGGTTCTCTCTTACTTGCCCTTCATCACACGGAATGCATTCGGGGTGCTGATCTGCGAGCCGAAGCGCCAGAACATCGCCCACGCGGCCTGCCCGGTCGGGCGGCCGGTGGCCGTGTCTTTCACGAGGGGCTCATAGATCATGGAGACACCGACCCGATCACAAATTATGAATTGCCCGAAATCGCCGTATATGGCCTCTAGTGCACCAATTGCGACGGTTGCGTCCATTGTGGTGGATTCGTAGATCGGGGCGCCAAGAAGGCTCGCAGGCTGGCCCTTGCCCAGGTTCGTCCAGAAGCTGGAGCCGCCCGCAGTATCGAGCTGGCGGAACCGGTTGATCTGGGCCACGTTGGCCACCCAGGCCGCGCCTGGGGCGTTGCGGAACCGGGCCGGGAGCACCTGCTGCGTGGCGTACACGTCCGCGACAGCGACGACCAGGGTGGTCGCCGTGGTCACGACCGTGGTCGCGGCCGGGACGACACCCTGCGTCTGCGGCGGGGTGCCGGTGCCGGTGGCGAACTGGCTCTCTTCGAGCCTGTCCTTGGCATCGCTCAGGAGAACCGGCAGCTGCTGGCCGAAGTCGGTGTCCTCCAGCACCTCGTAGGACCCGAAAAGCCACGCATCGGCCTTCTGTGGCGTGATGACGATGTTGCCGACCGTCGGGGTCGCATCGGCGAACACCGCACCTTCACCGACCATCGAGGCGGTGACGCCCGCCGAGTTGACCCCATTCCACGTATTACTTGTGGTCTGGACGACCCGGGAGATGCGCCGCCACGGGTTGGCGCTGGAGGCGTTTGTCAAGATCACCGTGGGGTCGAGCACAAACGGTAGGAGGTACCCACCGTTTGCCAGGGTCAGCGACAGCGCGGCACGGGCCACCATGCCCTGCGGGTTCTCCAGGTAGGCGCGGAACATGTCCTGGTATTCCTCGGACCCGGTGGTCAGGATGTGCTCCGCGATGCCGCGGCCTTCCTTGCCGGTGTTCTCCTGGAGCATCCGGGTGGCGTTCTCGGCGCGGTCATCAAGCAGGTTCCCGCGCTTCGCCTCGACCTCGATGGCGTCGAACGCCCGGCCGCGAAGCTCCGGGGTCATCACCATGTGGTTGCGGACGGCCTCCAGGTCCTCATACGGGGACCGGCCCGACTGCGCCCACAGATCCGGGCCACTGCGCGTGACCGTGGCGTGGGCGCCATCGTCGGGGCCCTCGCGGTTGGCGGGGTCAGCGGCGGCCCGGGTGATGGCCCGGATCTCCTCCATCCGCTTGATGATCGGCTTGGTCTCCTCATCGAGCTGGTGCCACCGCTCCACGAGGGTGTCGCGCAGGTCGCCGTCGTTCTCCTCGGTGGTTTCCTCCGAGGTTTCCATCCGCTGGAGCTCGGCCTTGATGCGGGCCATCTCCTCGGTCTTTTCCTTCAGCGTGGCCATGTGCCGCGCCTCCGTTCGGTCTGGTTACCAGACCAGCCCGTACTTCTTCCGCAGCTCCTCAGAGTTCATGCGGAACAGCGCGTGCTGGTGATACCGGGCCGAGTGCTCATCGCTTTCAGGCGCGGGCGGCTCACCGGCGGCGGCTTCCTCATCGGGGGGAAGTGCCTCTGCGGGGTTTTCGTCGTCCGCGGCCCAGGTGCCGGGTGCGGACATGCGGACACCGAGGATCTCGGCGCCGGAGTATGCGGGCCACAGAACCGGGCCGTATTCGCGCAGGCCCAGTTCGGTGCGGCGCACGGTGCGCAGGCTCCCGGTGCTGTCCGGGCGGTGCCGGTCACCGCGGCGAAGCTGCGGGTCCGAGCGGACGATCCGGCCGGTGAACGACTGGCTGGTGATCGACCCGGAGCGGATGTTCTCCAGGATCTCCTCGGCCAGCGGCGTCTCGTTGTACCGGGTGCGGGTCAGCAGCCCGCGGGCCTCGGCGCGGATGTCCACGGGCACGCCGATGGGCATGCTGAACCGCTCCGAGGGGGTGCCCTGGATGGTCATGCCGTGGTTGTAGAGAACCTTCACCGAGCCGGGGAAGCCGCCGCGGGCCCGCGATGCGTCGGCGATGACCTTGTTGAATGCGCTGCGGTCGATCGTCTCGACGTAGTGGCCCTCGTGGTCGTGGATCTCGGCCGGGTCGTCGAACACCGCGGCGAACGCCTCGACGGTGCGCCCGTCGCCGCCGTCGGCGGAGCGGATGATGCGGATGTCCTCGATGGGGTACAGCCGCATGTACTCGGTGCGGGACGGCGCCAGCGGGGCGTCGTCAGACCGATGCGCGCCGCCGCGTGCCTTGGCTGCCAGGCTCATGAACTTCGCCTTCCCGTATTTCTTCCGCCCGATATGGGCCGCGAGCGCGCCCGGGTCGCGCGCGCCCTTGGCCGCGAGCGATGCCTTGAGGGCCTTGAACCGCGCGCCGGAGCCGAGCTTGGCCGCGCGGGATGCGGGCGAGGGGTCACCGTCGGCGGCCTCGAAGTGGTGGACCTCCAGGCCGGTCAGGTCCGGCAGGTCTGAGCAGTCGTCCCAGGAGCCGTCGAGGCCGTCAGCGTCATGCGGTTCGCCCACCTGTGACCTCCCGGCCTTGTGCTCCATCGCTGCGTGGGTGGCTGGCCAGATGCCCAGCGCGTCGTGGTGAGCCTGAGCGCAATAGCCGTGCGCGTCCTTGACGTACTTCGAGAGGTGCAGCAGGCACCTGTCGTAATCCCCTGGTGCGCCCCAGCGGATCTTCGCGGCGCCCTCGCCGTGCACCCAGTACTCGTGCAGCCGCTCGGTGCCGCCCGGGTTCGTGACCTGGCCGCCGACACGGGCCGCGCCGCGCTCATCCACGGTGCCTCCCGGCGTAGCCTGCGGATATGGATGACCCACGCCGCCCGTATGCCGTTGACGTCCAGTGGTGGGACGGCCAGACGGAGACCTTTGAAGTCCTGGGAATGATCATCGGCAAAGAGGATCTGCAACTGGAGCTGACTGACCGCTCTGGGCGGCGCATCCCGCTGCGGAACGTCCGCTGGTACGACGTGAAGGCCGGGCGGCGCGTCCCGGGCTAGGTCTCCCGCTCGGTCACAGCTTCGCCGCCCTGGCGTCCAGCGCGTCAGCCTGTGCCCGCAGCGCCCCGATCCGCTTGCGCAGCGACGCGGCCCGCGCCTTCAGCGAGTGCGCCCGGGTCGTCTTGCGCCGGGTCTTGCGGTGATGCTTCGCCGCCGCGTGATGGGTGACGTGCTTGCCCGCTCCCGCAGCCTTGGCCGTCGCCGCGGCTTTCACTGCCGCCGTGTGGGCCATGTGCTGCTGGTGCTCGATGACGTGCAGTTCCTTCTCCAGCTCGCGGGCCTTGGCCCGGTCGGCCGCCGCCTGGGCGTGCAGCGCGGCCTTCTCCCTGGCGTGGTCCCCGTGGCCGCCCGTGGCAGGCGCAGGAGCGGTCTTGGTGCCCGTCCCCGGCTTGGTGCCGTTCTTCGCCGCGCCGCCGCCGCCACCGCCAGTTGGGGCGAACTGGCCGCCCTTCGCCCCGGCGCCGAAGTGGCTCGTGTTGAACCGGGCCATCCCGTCCATACCGTCGTCGTCCGGCTCGCCGTCGTCGCCGTCGGGCAGTTCCGCGCCGCACTGGGAGCAGTACAGGGCGTCCGGGGCGTTCTTCGCCTCGCACGCCGGGCACGTCTGGTCCTCGCCGGGGTCGTCGCCGTCCTCAGCGCGGCGCACCGAGGCGAGCTGCGGCGCGGGCCGCGTGCTGTTCCCGCCGTCACCGGGGCTGACCGAGCCGACCGGAAGCCGCGCCTGCGTGCCCGCCGGGAGCGGCTCGGCCGTAGCGCCCGGCTGGCCCTGGGGCAGCATGTGCTGCACCGGCTGCTGCCCGGGAGGCACCGCCGCCGGGTCGGGGATCAGCTTCGTGATGTCGCCCGAGGTGACCGCCACGGGGATCGACTCGCGGGAGTAACCCGCCTGCCGCGCCGTCAGCACCGCCTGCATGTTCACCAGCGCCGTCTGGCCACGCTGCAAAGCGCCGTCCTGCAAAGCCGCGATGTCCGCGGTGTCGAACCACAGCCGGTTCCCCGCCGGGACCGTGATCAGCTGGCCCAGCGCCCCGCACACCGACCGCCACTGCGGCCTGGCCCAAAGATCGGCCAGCTTGTGCATGCTTTCCTGGTAGCCCTTGCCCGCGCCGCGCAAAGGCTCCAGGCCGACCAGGACGCCGGGGACCATCGACGCGGCCAGGATCCGGTCCGTGCCCGCCGTGGCCACGTTGGAGAAGTCCATCTGGGCCAGGGAGTTGCCGATCACAGTTACATCGGCACCTTGATCCAAAACCAAAGTCTTGAACGCGTTGTCGACGCCGCCGTGCCGGGCCACCATCCGCTCGCGGATCTTGTCCACGGTCGCGTCCTGCAGCTTCGACGCGTACTTGATCAGCAGGTTCGGGCTGGCACTGTTCTGCAGGTACCTGATTTTGTACTGGGTCAGGCCGTCGTCCCCGGCCACGTCCCGCACGATCGGGGTAAGCCACGACATGCCCCGGAAGTCCGCCGCCGGGTCCGGGATCGGCGCCCAGTGGCACACCTCGTCGGCGGGCACCAGATGGCCCGTGCCCTGCCCGGTGACGCCCTTCGGCGGCTCGAACCAGTACCCGCGCTTGCGGCGGTAGACCCCGCCGCCGTCCACGGGCACCAGCTCGGAGATGATCGTCATCCAGTCCGGGCGCAGCCGCACCAGGCGGCCCTCACCCGGAGGCGCCCAGATGTAGGCGTTGCCGGTCAGGCCCGCGTCCTGCTCCATGCGGGCCAGCAGGCTCCCCGACGTGCTGTCCGGGCCCCACGGGTGCTCCAGCAGGCCCAGGCCGGTGTTGCCGAACAGGTGCTTGTCGTCGAGGGCCTGGAAGCAGAACCGGGCCTCGGAGAACAGCATCATGCGCAGCAGGAACGCGGCGAACACCGGCGCGTTGGACGCGTGGGCCTTCTGCGCCCAGGCGGTGAACTGGGGCAGGACCGCCTCACGGTCGGGGGAGCCGTAGGAGGTGGTCATCACGGCAGCGCCGCTGGCCAGCCCTTCCCAGTACCCGTCGCGGCGTATCAGCCGGTCCCAGAGCCTCACGAGGCCGCCCGGGCGCGCTCCAGGATGCTGGCGACACTGCCCTGAACCGCGCGCACCGCAGGCTGCACGGGAACGCCATCGTCACGCCGCAGCGCATACACGCCCAGCGCCACGCTGTCCGCGATGACCGCCACGCCCAGCGCCCACCGGCCGATCAGCGCCGCGCCGCCCAGGATCCCGGCCAGGGAGACCAGCAGCAGCAGCACGGATGAGCGCACGTCGTCTCCCTCTCACAGGTCCCAGGTGCCGGGCCCGGAGACGACCTCCCAGCCCGTAAACGCCCACACGGCCTCCGTGGCCGCCACCAGCGGGGACTGGTCGACCGTCACTTTGCGCTCCCACGCCGCCGCGCCCGCCAGCGGGCGCTGCATCGCAGCGCGGACCGCAGCCGTCAGCGGCGGCTGGCCCAGGTGGATCAGGCCGCCGCCGTTAACCAGGTCCATGAAGTCGCCGTGCGCCACCGCCACCTCGCGCGGGGTGGGCTGCGTCACCAGGATGCCGATATCAGCCAGCGGGCGGATCAGCGTCGCCGCCTGCGACATCGGGTCCACAACGACGGCGACCGGGTCATGCTTGGCGTACAGCTCACCCAGCCTGTCCACCGCACCGCGCGGATGGTCATACCAGACCAGGTCCACCAGCATCCGGGAACCGCCAGCCTCGCGGCCTGCAGCGATGATCGCGCAGACCTTGCGGTCCAGGCTGATCTCCGCCCCGAACGCAACCTCGCCGCTCACATCCGCGCACCCGGGTCAGCGGCAGCGGACCAGGCGTCCTCGGGGATGACCTGCCACGAACCGCCATCCACCGGGTAATCGCCTACGGACAGGCGCTCACGGGCGAACTCCCCCGGCGACAGCGCCGCACGTTCCTTGGCGATGTACTCCGCCGTGATCCTGATCCCCATGCCCGGATTAGCCAGCGCCCACTCCGCCGGGTCCGCCGGATCATAGGCGTCCGGGTCCACCGACCACTCGAAGAACGCCAGCGCCGGGTCCGCGCCCGTCAGGCCCCGCTCGCGCACCCGGCCCAGTTGCGTCGAGGTCGGCAGGCCAGCGGTTGACGTGTACCAGACTTGCGGGTTCGGCCGGGCCGACAGCGTGGGCAGCAGCGCCGCCATCTCGTCATCACCCAGCGCGTACGCCTCGTCCAGGATCACCAGATCCGCCGAGAAGCCACGGCCCGAGCCGCTGGTCCGGGCGATGAACCGCAGCCGCTTGCCGTTCTTCAGCTCGATCGACTCGGCGCCCCGCTGGAGGTACACCTGACGCACCCGGCGGCGGAACGAGGGGTTCCGCTCGATCCGCCCCTGGATGCGCCGGAACGCCTCCGACGCCGTCTTGAACTCATGCGCGCTGTGCAGGATCAGCTCGGCGCCGAAGTCATCAAGGAACAGCGCCGCGAGCTCCAGGGCCTCCAGGACGGCCCCCTTGCCGTTCTGGCGGGCCACGATCAGGGCCACCTCGAACGCGGACCACCGCTCATCGCCCGTGCGGCCCAGGCCCTGCTCCAGAACCCAGCGCTCCCAGTCGTCCAGGTGCAGGCCAGCGGCGCGGGCAAGTTCGGCTGTCCGCTCACCTTCCGACCACGCCGCGGGCGGCGCCGACGCTATGCGCGGGCGCTGGCTACCCAGCAGCAGCGCGCCTGGCGCGTCGAGCGTTGAGGTCATCGATTACGTCCTGTTCAGGCGCCTCGGCGCCCTCGCGCAGGTCAATGAGCAGGATCCGCAGCTGCCCTGCCGCAGCGGCAGCGGCGACCGCGCCGCGCGCCGTGTCGATCTGGCAGGCCAGGCTCACCGCCAGCGCTGCCGAGCCGTCCTGCTGGACACTGACGCCCAGCGACCGCAGCTCGGACCTGACCGCCTTCTCGACATTGCCCTGAGGCTTGCGCGCAGTCATCCGGGCCGCCTTAGGTGACTGTGAGTTACGAAGCCCTAGTTTAAAATCGGACACACACACGTAGGCTGTGGAGTCCTCAGACCAAGATCATTCTGCGTCCGCGATTCATCGTCGCAGGTCAGAGCCACAATCCGAACACCCGCACACTCACGCCGGATGGTCGCCAGCTCTGGGCCCTCCGACCACCGTCACTGCCTGTCACCATCCGGGGGTGGTGTGGGTGGTGGCTGCCGCCCGGTCACCCTCCCGATCGCAGCGCACAGGCAGGGGGGTAGGCCGTACAGGTGACCATCCGTCAGGCGTACGTACGGATGTCCTGGTGAACCTATGCGCACCCGCTCATCAGCCTCAGCCACGCCGATGCGCTCATCAGTGCGGCGGAGGGCCCGCGCTTCCTGCGCCCGCGGGCGTAGCACGCCTCGGGTTCGGTGCACACCCACCTGTCCCAGTCGCGCGTCAGCTCAGCGTCCGCCTCGTTCCCGCACCACCAGCAGCAGCGGGTCACGGATGCTGGCGGACCAGGCAGACATGGCCGCCGCGGTAGACGACGGACGCACCGGCGAGCTGGTCAAGCGGGATGCCGCGCTGCTTGCCCTTCTTCCAGCCGAACTCAACGGGGGTGAGCTGCTGCTGGGCTATGAGATGGGCAAGGGCTTCACGGTCAATGCGGAGATGGTCCATGACCGCACCGAAACGGCACAGCCCGCGATCGGCGTATGCCTGGTCAATCGGCTTCAGGTCCGCCATGGTCAGTGCCCTGGCCGCCGTGCACGGCTGTGCCTGCGGACGGGGACCATGCGGGCTGGCGGCACACGCCGCTGGTCCTTCCGCGTGATGACCTGGCCCTTGGTGCGCTTGCCTTTCGGCTCAGGCTGTGACCATGGCTGGCCCATTGCCCCACCTGTCGTCCTGCGCCTGGCCGAGCAGCACGCCGGTGATGGTCAGCGGCGGGCCGCCATGGCCGCCGTTGTGGGCGGAGCCGTTGGCGAAGCTGTTTCCTCGGTCCATGGTGTGTCTCCTGTGCGGGGTTCAGGTACCAGCACGGTAGCCCTACCATCGCCGCGACGTGGCCCATTGCCAGGCCTGGCCTCCGCCGCGCCTGGCCCTCAGGATGGCGGCGGTCATGGCCTGGCCCGCGCGGCGGCTGCAGGACTGATGCTCGAGCCCCTGGTATGCCGTCTTGCCCGAGCCGTCCACATGGCCGAGGTCGACGGCGGAGACGGTCCGCCCGCGCCGGTCAACCATGGTCAGGCTGGTGATGGGCTGGCCGCACCGTGCGCATGGCTGCCCCGGCCGCCATGCGGCCCTGGCTGCCTTGACGCGCTTCTGGTGCGGTGGCCCGTAGCCGCGGGCTGCGGCGCTCAGGCGAGGACGGCTTCTGGTCATCAGAGCCCCATTGCTGTAGCGAGCGCTGCACTGTAGCATGAGCTACATGACACCGGAGGAAAGGCTAGCCAAGACACAGCGGGAAACCTCTGAGTTCTCGCTCACATGGTGGGCCGAGCGACAGCGTGAACTGAATGAAACGCGGAACGGCCTCGTTCGCCAGGCACTGGACTGGGGGCTGAGCAAGCACCGCATACACCAACTCAGCGGGATCGCGCGGACCACCATCGACCGGATCATCCGGGGCTGCGGCGCGGAACGGTGGGAACTTGTCACCCATGGCTTTACGGGAGAGCAACTCCTGGAGCGCACCTTCCGCTGCGATCGGGGAGCAGATCATGGCGGGGCGCACAGCTATGAAGATGTCGAGTTCGAGCCAGCCGCCAAGGAAGGGCGCGTATATCGTGGTGAGCGGGTTGCAGCCGCCAGGTCCATGAGGTGAGAACGGGAACTACGGGTACGCATGGAACTCCCGCCCGTCGCCGCTGCAACCGTCAGGAGTCTGAGCGACCGACAATCGGGGTGTACCCGGCCTTGATCCCGGCCAGCCGCTGGAGCGACGACCGCCATGTCACCCGGCATTCCCAGCAGCGCAGCTCATGGCGCGCGGCGCGCAGACGCAAACCCCATCGCACGCTCACGACTCGTCCTCCCGCGGGTCGTGCATGAAGTGCCGCATGCCCTCGTACCGCCCGGTCGCCGCCTCGGTGTCGCTGACGCGCCGCCAGCCGTCCATGGTGCGCAGGTACCACCCGGCACTGGGGCCACCATGGCGGAACGCGGGGTCGGACGTCACCAGACGTCCTTAGCCTCGTCAGCCTCGGTGGCGGGACGTGTGGGAACGCGCTTCAGCTCAGCGTCGTCGTCGTCAAGGTCGAAGGCGACCTCGCGGAGCATTGACGCTGGCCGCTGATCGGGCACCGGGCCCGGTATGCGGATATCGGCGATCACCGTGCCGTCCGCACCATGGCGCAGCTCGGCGACCGCACCATCGGCGAAGTCCGGGACGGTGATGGCAGCGAAAACGATCTCCTCGACGCGCTCAGATACGTCGGTGCTGTCCGACCGGATGGAGCCGAACCATGGCGGCGGCCACGTCACGGCTGGCTCATCCACTGGCCCGGCCCGTCACCCTGCGGCACGCCGGTCGCCCAGTAGAAGTCGCTGCCGTCCAGGCTCACCTTCAGGTTGAGCCGCCCCGACTCAGGGTCAGGGATGGCACACACCCGCGCTGGCCGCACGTCGCCCGCACGGACGGGTGACCCGACGTGGGCGATGTGGCCGCTCGAGCCGGGCACGCCGGGACGGTGCGGGTGCTTGTGGCCGGACATGCCCCCGTTGAACGCGGCGAAGTTCTCCCGCCACGCGGTGATCTTCTCCGCGTCGGCCTCGTCGAGCGTGTAGCTCACGAGATCGTCCAGGCCGGGCAGGCCGTAGCGCTCCTGGATGTACTCCATGGCCCAACGGATCTGGGCAGCGGGTCCGCTGGTGGTCTCCATGGTCACGCCGCGCCGCCGCGATGGCTCCGCCACCAGACGACGTCGTAGACCACCCAGCACAGCAGGCCGATGAGCAGGAACGTCGGCCATGTCAGGATGACCCCGGCGTGGATGTGGCCCTGCGCCAGCCGCAGCAGCAGCGAGATGGCCAGGGCGACGATCGCGGCGATGCCGAGGATCACGGGCATGGTCTCTCCCCGCTCGCGCAGTTCCGGGCCTCGCGCAGGTTGCGGCGCTCCATGGTCAGGCCGTGGCCAGGCCGCCGACGCCCTGCCCGGCGGTGCCGATGTCAGCGACGGCCTGCTTCAGCGACGCGAGGACGGATGGGTCAACGGGCTGCCCGGCGGCGACCTGGCCCTCCAGCTGCTTGATCAGCGCCAGCGCTGCGGTCACGCCATCATTGATCTTGCCAACCTGGGTCTCCAGGTCGGCGACGTCCTGCTGGATCTCAGCGTCTTGCTCAGACAAGTCATTCACCCGTTTCAGGATCATGTGGACGGTCTTCTGGATGTCACGCGCCATCCTGAAGTTAAACCAGGGCATGGGCGCCGCCTTCCGGCAGGCAGCAAAATGGCGGCGGCCCCGTCTGAGGGCACACCACCGGATGCGGGTTACGTTACTTCATCCCCGCCACCAGCGGTAGCAGGCGCGTCGAGGTACGGCAGCAAGGCGGCGTGGAGCCGCTGGATGCGTGCCATGTCCCAGGTGGAGTGGGGGTGGCCGCCGCGGCCGGTGTAGCGGTGCCCGGCGGGTTTCCAGCCGAGCGCGCGGATGATCATGCGGAGCTGTTTCTCGGTGACCGGCGGGTCGAGCACTTCGGCGGCTTCGCCGAGCGTGAACGCCACCGATACGGCCATCCGTAAATGGTGCCAGGAGATGACCGTAATCAGGCCGCATTGGCCAGCGCGTCCATGAGCATCCGGCCGATGTGCTCGGTGTAGGCGGGCGGAATGGCCTGGGCCAGCTCCAGGACTTCCATCCAGTCGATGCCCATGGCGGCCCGCCAGCGGTTCAGGCGCCCGGACAGGCGCCCGCTGCTGGGCCGGACGCCGCCGTACCCGTAGACGCCGACAGCCCTGGCCGCGTGGTGGCACGGCGGCCGGAGATCGAACGCCCGCCAGCTGGTCTCGAACCAGCGCTCGCGCTGGACGGCGAGCCCGAACATGCACCCGCAGAGCTTGAGATCAGGGCGCATGGGTGCACCGGGGACGTTCTCGATGATCCAGGGCAGGCCGGATCTGAGCAGCAGCTCGCGGGTCGGTGCCAGCAGGTCGGGGTGAGCACCCGGGTCGCCGCGGGTGGCCGTGATGGAGCTGAACGCCTGGCAGGGCGGGCTGGCGTGGATGGCCGCGAAGTCCTCCAGCGCCCATCCGTCGTAGCAGCCAAGTCCGGTGATGATCCCCAGCAGCGCTACCGCGTCCTCCTGGATGAACCCGAACGGGTAGCGCGGCTGCGGCCTGATGTCCACGCCAACGACGTCGAACCCGGCGCGGTGGTAGCCCATGGCTGCGCCGCCAGCCCCGCAGAACAGGTCGAGCAGACGCGGCCGCGTCACGGTGCCACCGCCCACACGGTGCCGTCAGGACCGACCACCATCGGCGTCCCGGACACCGCGCCGAGCATCATCGACGCCACCGGCCGGTTCCCGTCCAGGTCCGTGCAGTCCACCGTCACGCACGCCACCAGCCCCGCCCGCACCGCCACCCGCAGGTTCGGCGCCGCGCAGAACGGGCACGCGGGCCGCTGCCCCAGCGCGTTGACCCGTAGCCGCTCCCACTTCTCGGCCTCGTCGACCGCGGGCAGGGTGCGGATCGCCTGGACGTGGCGGCACAGCTCGCGGGCCGCGTCCCGGGCACGGTCCTGCGCCACGGCGTGGGACAGGCTGGCGATGGCGTCCAGTGCCGCGCCCGTCGCCGACGCGGGACGGCGCCGCCCTGACCGGCCGGTGACGATGAGCCGCAGCAGCGCCTCGGTGTCGGCGATGGCCGCGAGCGCGTCGAGCAGCGCCATGGCGGCCTGCGGGTTCCACGGCGGCCGGGAGCCGGGTTTGCCGCTGGCGCGGGTGCGGGCGGCGGTGTCGGGTTCGGCGGTGAGCGCGGCGGCGCGGGGCAGCCATATGGCCAGATCGCTACACGCCTCTGTAAGCCCGCTCATGGCCGGGGGGTACCTGAGGTATGGGCCGGGGCCTGTTCGGCCGTCTGTGGCGAACCCGTGCGGCTTCCAGGGGCATCCTCGCCGGGCGAGGCCGCGGCCATCCACGGCGCGGCGGCTTCGAGCATGTCCCGCACCGTCCCGCCGCGCAGGAACACCGCCGTGGCGGCGTCCACCGCCTCAGGCGGCACGGCGCTCACCGGCTGCCGTTGATCGAGGCCGCACGTGGGGCAGGGCAACTCCGGCATGTGCGTCTCCGGGCACATCGTGAAGCGATCGGGACGGCTCACGGTGCCACCGGCACCCGCAGGTGCATGCCCGCGGGCATCGGCGCCGCCGGGTCGCCATCACCGGACAGCACCGCGTTGCCCCATTCGGCCACCTCAGGCGGGAACCCGCCGAAGGGATCGCACGTCAGGTGCAGGATGTGCATCGGCTTGGTGCCGAACTTGGCGGCGAGTTCGGCGAGGGACAGGCGCCCGGCGGTGACATACGTCCTGGACGTGTGCACGGGCGCCTTCAACGGTGGCGGCTTCGGCGGCGGCGGACCGCTCACCGCCGCGCGGATCACCTTCGCCAGCTCGACGATCACGTGCCGCTGGGCAGCACGCGGCCCCGGTCCCGGGCAGGTGTGACCGCCCCACGCCGCGCCGCCCATGACGTGCGTGCCGTAGCCGCGCCCGTGGATGTCGTCGGTCACCTGGAGCGGGAACCCGGCGAACCGGGACAGCAGCTCGACCACCTGCGCCGACGCGGTGATCTGCGCATCGGTGAGCGGGTTGTGCTGGTCCTTGTGGTCGGCGTGCTCGATGCCGTACCAGGTGAGGTTCGCGGCCTTGGCGTGCCAGGCCTCGAAGCCCTTGCCGAGCGGGCCGAACTGGTGTATGCGCCCGTCCTGGGCGATGCCGAAATGGGCGCTGGCCTGCACGGCCGGGTCGTTGAACAGGCGGATGCATTCGTCTAGGTCGCAGACCATCGTGTGCATCAGCACGCCCTGCGTGGCGCCGGTGACGCCGAGCCTGCCGTTGACGCACGGGAAGGGCTGGTTGTGGGTGATGACGGCGGGACCGGTGATGCGGCCGCCCGTGCCGATGGAGAGCCTGCCTGGCGTGGTCATGCGGTGCCTCCTGGGGTCTGGCTGGCGAGCCCGCGCAGGAACGCGCGGTAGCGGTGGATGGTCCGCTCGGTGACACCGAGCCGGGCGGCGGCCTGCGCGGCGGTCAGGTACGGGCCGTTGATGTTCAGGTACGCCTCGACCGTGCCGAGCATCTTGCGGTGGAGACCTCGGCTGCAGGGCTTGGCTGGCCAGGGTGCGGCGTGCAGCTGATTGCGGGTCATGGCGTGCCTCCTGGGCTTGCCGCGGCGCCGAGCGTTCCCGGCGGCCAGCAGTTCGGGTGGATGGTGTCCCCGGCGGCGGCCAGCACCGGATCCAGTGACTGTCCGCAACTGGCGCACGGGACCGGCGTAGCGGATGTAGCGGATGTAGCGGATCCCTTACCAGGGGTATCTAGAGCGTCGTCGGATGCCTGAGCCCTATCTAGATCACTTCCCATAAATGCCCCATCAGAGGACAATGCGGGCAAATACCTGGCCCACGGGTCGTGCAGGTCGGTGCGCTGGTAGCCCTTCGGCACCGAATCACCGATCCTCACGTTCTGTGACCGGACCCCGTACTGCCGCAGCCGGGAAGCCAGGCCGCGGGCGTCGAGCGGCTTGCCCTTCAGGTCCGCCCAGGGCGCCTCCTCCATGCCGCGCAGCCCGGCGAGGATGGCCTCGGTGGACATCGCGGCCTCGTCGCCGAACACCTCGCGCAGGTCCGCCAGCAGCCGGACGCCGAGGCTAGGTGGGGCTGCACGAGCAGCCGCTACAAGCGCTACAGCCGCTACACGGGCGCGGTCGGGCCACTCCCCCCCGGCGGCGTCCGCGACGGCCAGCAGGGCCTCCCAGACGTCGGCGTTGCGGTCCGCTATCCCGTCCGGCATGGCGGGCCAGCTGCCGCTCAGCGCGCTCACCATGGCCGCCCCCCACGCAGCCAGCTGGTCCCGCAGCGCGTTCCCGTCGTGCTTGTGGACGCGGCGGCGGAACGGCTCAACCTGCTCATCAGGTGACCGGCGCCGCATGCGCACCACCACAGCGCGCGAAAGAAGCGTCTCGGGCAGGTCACCGAGCCCGGCCAGGGCCACGGCGCAGTAGGCGGGCAGCTCCTCGGTCTCGATGTTCTTGCCCTTGATGACGCACCGCCCGGCCACGGCGCCGCGGCGGTGCCCGGCGTTGAGCAGCCCGCGGATCTCCTCGTTGTCCTTCGCCGTGCGCGGCCCGAACACAGTGTCGATCTCGTCGTAAAGGATGGTCGGGAGGCCGTCCGGGTCGGCCACCTTGCGGAACAGGTAGGCGGGCGTGGTGTTGATGGCCTCCACGGCGCGGGGGACCAGCAGCTCGCTGACCTCCAGGGCACGCGTCTTGCCCGACCCCGGCTCGGGTGACAGGAACGCGATGCGCGGCGTGGATTCCCAGGCGTCCATGAGGTGGGCATGGGCTATCCACAGGGTGTGCGCGACGCGGGCCGCCTCGGACGGGTAGGCCACGAACCGGCCCAGGAACGCGTAGACATCATCGAGCAGGGCGCGGCCATCCACAGTCCGCCGGGGCGGCCCGGACCCGTTGCTGCCGGGGATGAGCGCGGCCAGGCTGTGACCGGCGGCCAGGTGGTCCGATGCGTCCTTGCCCGCGGCGACCGCGCCGATGACGACGGACTTGGCCACGGCCCGCAGGAGGCCAGCGACCGCGGCGGCGTGCTTGCGGCCGGGCTCATCGTCGTCGGGGATGATGACGACGTCGGCCCCCGCGAAATGGCGGCTGTATTCGTCCCGCCATTTCCCCGCGCCGCCTGGGCTGGTCGTGGCAATGGCCCCGGCGCGCTCCAGGGAATGGACGTCCTTTTCGCCCTCGGCAATCCAGACCGTTCTCCCCTCAGCCACCGCGCGGATGACGGCGGGCAGCCGGTAGGGGACGCGGCGGACCCCGGCGAGATTCCAGCGCCACCCGGATTTCGTGCCAGGGTCCGGGTGGCGCTGGGGGAACTGCTTGTCCGCGGTCCGCAGCACCTGGAACAGCAGGGTGCCGTCCTCGGCGGTGTAGTCGTAGACGGTGATGGCGGGGCCGCGGGGCGTCCATTCACCCTGGCCGGGCTGCTCACTGCGCGGCGCGCTGACGTCGGCGAGGGACAGGCCCAGGGCGTCCAGGATGGCGTCCCGCGTGCACCCGGCGTGGCACTTGAATACCACGGGCTGATCTGTCCCGCGGGTGACTGAGAGGCTGGCTTCCCTGTCCTCGTGGGCGGGGCACCGGGCCATCCAGTAGCCGCCTTGCTGGCGGACCCCGTCAAGCTTGCCGAGTACCAGGCCCAGTGCGTCATCATCCACCGCTCACCCGCTGGTCAAATCGGGCCGACCGGGCGGCGTCGAACGCGGGGCCGAAAAGCCTGCGCTGTGAATGCCAGATGCTGCGGGGACCGCAGTCCGGGCACCCTGTCCCGTAGCCGGGGACCACGCCAAAATGGTGATCATCCCCGCAGGCAGCCCAGAACCCCCTGCCCTCCCAGTAGTCGCCGCCCGGCTGCGGCCCGATGAGCAGGTACTCGTCATCTTCCGCGTCCGGCCCGATGTCCGTCAGGACAACGCCGCGGTCACCCCGGGCGGCGATGAAGGACCGGAACCGGCTGACCCCATCGGGGTCCGCGTCGATGGCGGGCTTGACCTCGGCCCACAGCATCTTCCCCAGCAGCAGGCAGAAGTCGGGGAGGTAGGGCCGTCCGTCCACATCAAACCCCTGCGGCTCGTACAGCCACTTGATCCCGAGCGTGTCGAAGAACACGGCCCAGCGGGCCTCCAGCCGGGACCGGAACAGGAACCCGCCGTACCGCGTGGCGATGGGCCTGATGCGGCGGTGCTGATCGGTTGCCATGCAACGGCGTCCTGTCTCCTCATGCGGGGGCGGATGGGAAAGGGGCCACCCGCAGGCCCGGTGGTGGGGGGCCATGGCCTGCGGGTGGCCGTTGTGCGGGCGGGCAGCGCGGCGTCGGGAAAGGCCAGCGCTGCAACCGGCGCCCGCACGCCTAGGGCGGGTGCTCCTCGGCCCGCGGCGGCTTGATGGGGCCGTACTGCTCGATGCACAGACGGCAGCTGCGGGTGGGCCCGTGGGCCATGCGCACGGCGGGGCTAGGCATCGGCTTCGCCGTCCTGTCCACGTCGCCTGATGATGCGCATACGCCAGTTGTCGTCGTCCTCGCGGACCCAGCGCACCGGCCGACCGCCAGCATGCGTGCGCTTGGCGTACTCCTTCACGTCCCGGAGCCGACCGGGGTGCTCCAGGTCGGTCATGTCCCAGTCGCCATCGGTGTACCAGCAAGCCCAGACCTCACGGTCGAGTTTGCTGCGGACGACCACGACATCCGGCTCGTCATCACGCAGCATCAGTCGTCCTCCTCCGTTCCGGCGGCGGCGGCTTGATGGGGCCGATGCACAGACGGCAGGTGCAGGTGGGCCCGGCGCCGCTCAGCCATCGCCGGTCCTGGTCCCCCGCCAGCCGCGCGCTAGGCGTGCCTGGCGGTCGGCCTCATGGCAGGCGGCTATCCACGCCTGGGCGAAGGCTTCGCGCTCGGCGAAGGCGAAGGCGAAGATCTGCGAATCCCCGCCTTCGAGGTAGACGATCCCGTTTTCGGCGGTGATCTCCATCTCGTCCCCGTCGCGGTCCTTGACGATGACCGTGAACTCGTCAGCCATCGCGCACCCGCCCCTCAACCGCCCAGGACGCGGCGTCATAGGCCCGGCCGAACTCCTCACGCTGGGCGGCGCTCAGCAGCACACCGGCGCTGCTGGTGCCGATGTAGACGCGGCCCGTGGCGGGCAGCGTGTCGACCTCAACGAAGTCGCCCTCGGGGGTCCGGATGGTCACCGGCCAGGCGTCAGGCACCCTCATCACCGGCCTGCGGGTTCATCCGCTTGTACTGCGCCCAGATCTCCGCCGCGGCCTTGTCCGTGTCGCCCCCGGCGGTCTCCAGCGCGTCGGTGAGCAGCGTGGTCACGTTGCGCGCATCGGCAACGGTGATGACGGCGCCCGACGGCTGGCCGGTGATCCACCGGATAAGCGCCTCGATGTCCTCGTCCGGCCCGAGCCCGATCTGGCTGATGAGGTCGCCCATCCGCTTCAGCGCGGCCTCGCTGGCAGGCTTGGGCGGCCTGGGCTCAGCGGCCTTCTGCGGGCCGCCAGCGGGCGGCTCAGGGCGCACCCACGGGTCATCCGGGTCCGGGCCGTCCAGCACCTCGACGGCCCCGGCAGGCGGCTCGCCCATGCGCCGCAGCGCGTCGTGCTCGACCCGCTGCGCGCGGGTCATCAGCCCGGCCGCGTCCTTCTCGCCCTCGGTCATCTGCGACGGGTCGATGATGCCGTCGCGCGTGGGCCAGCCGTCGTGGATGACCTCGCCGCCGTCATCGCCGCCGCCGAGCTCGTCCGGGGTGTAGGCGATGCCGAGCATGACCTCCTGGCAGGCGTCGCGGGCAACCTCGGAGACAGCGCGGGCCTTGAGCATCGGCGCCGGGTAGCGCTGCCAGTTGGTCTTGCCCAGCAGCCCGGCCTGCTTGGCGCGGTCCATCGTCCAGACGCTCTTGTAGGTGAACCCCGGGTCATCGGAGCGGGTGATCTCGGCCTGGGCCTGGTGCTCATCGCCGATGACCCGCAGCCGGTGACCGGCCCGGCGCACCAGCGCGGAGATGAGCCCGGCGGAGATGGACGGGCGCCCGTCGATGACGTGGATGCCGGTGATGGCGGCCATGGCGGGCAGGCCCAGCAGCTCGCCGTACTCGGTGGCGAACAGGATGTTGGCGGGCTGCTTGCGGTAGGAGACGGGCAGGAGCCCGGACTCGGCCAGGAAGCGGGCGTACTCGATCTTGGCGGTGAGCGCGGGGGCCGTGCCGTCGCGGGTTGCTATCTCGGTGCTGGTCATCAGAATCCTTCTCCGCTCTCGGGGTCGGCGGCGGCCAGTGCGGCTTCGCTGAACCCCGTCTCGCAGGTGACGCACCACCAGCCAGCCACGCTGTCCTGCAGCCGCGACTCGCAGCAGGGGCAGTACCACCAGGCCGCCCCGGTCCAGGGCTTCACGCCTCACCGTCCGGGGTGCAGATGAACGCGTGCGCCTCGCAGGTGTACAGCCGGAAGTGGCCGCCGGGCAGGTAGTGCCAGAAGCACCCGCACTCGCCCCCGCCGCGCGGCAGGTCCAGGTCGTCAAGCTCGGACTCAGCCCGGTCGTGGTCCTCCAGCAGCCGCTCCAGGCGCACGGCGCGGCACAGGCCGGTGAGGGCGGCGGTCACCAGGACGGCGGCGGCGATGCCCACGAGGACCAGGCACACGCCCGTCGTCGTCATGACTCACCGGCCAGCAGCTCGCGCACCTGCCGCACGTGGCCCTTGTTGAAGATCGACGCGACGCTGTGCCACTCGGCGCACATCGACTCCACGGCGTCGCCGGTGCTGGCGTGCCCCAGCAGCTCAGCGACGGGCGGCAGCAGCTCCACGCGCACGGTCCGCGCCTGCCCCGTCGCGCGGTTGTACGTCCCGGCGGCGAGCCAGTACGCGTCGGGCTCGGGCTCGGGCGGCCCGTGGGTGACGGCGGCGGGCTCGATGACGGGCGCGGCCTGGAATGCGGGTTCCCACGGCGGCGCGTGCTCGGTCGGCGCGCGGGGGACGATGGCCGGGAGGGGGATGAGCCGTTCGTCGGCCTCGGCCCACCCGCGCGGGGCGGCGTGCTGGCCCTTGCCGGGCATCGCCAGCCAGGTGATGCCGCCGCCGATGGCCACGGCCAGCACGCACGCCAGGACGGTGCCCGCCATCACGCTGACGGCCATGACCTTCGCCACCAGCAGGGCCAGCATGACGACGGCGGCGGCGGTGAGGGCAGCGGTGGCGCGGGCGGTCATGACGCACCGCCATCGGGAACCTCGACGGTGATGATCTCCGCATGCGGGGCCATCTTGCGCAGCTCCGTGAACGGGTCCATCCGGGTGTGATCGGCCGGGTCCAGCGGCGTGACCTCGCGGGTCTCCCCGTAGACGGCGACGTGCTCAGCCAGCCACGCGTAAACGGCGGCCTTGACATCCTCCCGGCTGCCGCCGAAGTCCGGCACGGCGATCGCGGCGAGGTCGGGATGCTGGGCCAGCAGCGGCCCCTGGCATTCGTCGGCGGCGCGCGGGAGCTGGTGGGTGAACAGGTTGTCACCCGTCATCCAGTTCAGGATGTCGTAGACGCCGTCCATGTGGCGCGGTGAGACCAGCGCCCCCGTGGTGATGGTGAGGATGTCGCCGAGGTGGAACGTGCGGGTGGTCATGGCATGCACCTCGCCGTCAGGAGGTCCCGCATCTGCTCGGGCGTCGCGGCGTACACGGTCTCCCCGCCGCCGTCGCCGCCTGCCGGGCTGGAGACGGGCGATCCGGCGTACCAGCCGCCCTGGTCGCCGATCCACACGCGCCACGGCGGGAACGCCTCGGTCAGGCACCGTGCGGCTTTGCCCCAGTCCACGTAGGCGTAGAGGCTGGCGCTGACGATTTCAGCGAACCGGCGGAGCCACTCATCCCGGTCGGGGATGGGGTCCGGCGGCGATGCCGGTGTAGCGGTCATGACGAGACCTCCGCCACCTCGGCGAGCGGGAAGGCGGCCATCGTCCTGCCGTTGGGGAGGTCGATCGTCCACGGGCCTCTGATCAGCCCGTAGGCGACCCAGTCACAGCCCCGCTCAGCGCGGGAGCGGCCACGATCGCGGTTGGGGCCACCCCGAAGCGCACCCAGAAGGCGGCCTATGCATTCCTGGCCGAGCAGCTGAGATGCGGTCAGCGGGTCGCCGTCCCGCTTGAGGGGATGCGCCTTCAGTGCTTCGCGGAAGTCGGACCCGGAGGCGACATCACCGCAGGATGGGCACTGAAACGCCCAGTTCATCGGGTCAGGCCCGAACCGGTATTCCGCCTCGGAAAGGAGTTCGGCCTGTGTCAGTGTTCGGGCCGATGGTATGGCGTTCATGCGTCGGTGCTCCTATCGTGTTCGGGACGGCGCTTGGTGCTCCGTCCCGGGCGGTCCGCGGTGCAGGCGGGCCGCCCACTTACATCTGCTGGTGGCCCCCCGGCCCGTACCGCACAGGGGACGGCGCGGGCCGGGGGACGAACTGGGGTTGTGCTAGGGCGTGACGATCACCAGGTCGGTGCACGCGGCGGTGCTGGCGGCGGGGACCGTGGTAACGGATCCGGTCACCCCGAAGGCGGGGCCAGCGCACAGGATCCGGCCGGTCGACAGATCCTTGAGCTTGCCGCCGGAGAAGCTCCACAGATCCGGGGCGGAGAAGAACTCAACGCCGCCGCGGAAGTCGCTCGCGAGGTACTTCGAGTGCACGTCCGGGCGGCCGGTCCACAGGATCGTGTAGACGCCGGGGGTGACCTCGGTGAGCGCGAACGAGGTGCTGCTCTCGGAGCCGGTCTGCTGCGTGAACTTCGTGAAGTCAGACGAGGCCGGGTGCTCGGCGGGCCTGGGACCGAAGGCCGAGAGGAATGCGTCCCCGGCGACGGTGCCGAACGTGCCCTCGGGGACGCTGGCCGCGCCCGCGGGCGCAGCGGCGGCGAGGGCCAGGGCCAAGCACGCGAAGCCAGCGGCTCCCAGCGTGGGAATGCGCTTAAACATGAGTTCCCGCTCTCTGTTGGTTAGTGATTGCTAGGCGGCAGCCGCGCTGCGCTCTACGACGCCTCGGCCGTGGCGTCCGATCCGATCAGCCAGCCGTACGACACCCCGGTCCGCAGAGCCCACAGACGCAGCGTCCGGGTGTCCGGCTCGATGCGCCCGCTGGTCCAGTTGGAGACAGAGGCGCGGCTGACGTCGAGGTACTCAGCCATGTCCGCGGAGCCGATCCCCGCGTCCCGCATGGCCTTGCGCATGCGGTCAGCCAGGTCGAACTCGGGCGTGGTGCCGCCCTCGCCGAAAACCGCCGGGGCGGGAAATTGACTTTCCATTCGCAAATTGTGACACGCACGCAAGGGCGTTGGCAAGCCCTGTGGGCCAGGGTCTTGCCAACGCTTAACCAACGTGTAACAGTTTGCTTATGACAGAGCAGCCAGCCCCCCCGCAGGCGCTCCCCCAGTGGGACGTCGCTGACCGTCTCCGCAAAGCCCTCCGCCACGCCGGTGTCGGCCCTACCGAGATGGCCGACTACCTCGGCGTCTCGCGCCAGAGCGTCGGCAACTGGATGACCGGGCGCATCGAGCCATCACTGCAGACGCTCCGGCTGTGGGCGCTGCGGTGCGGCGTGAGCTACGAATGGCTCGTGGGTGACCGCGATTTTAGAAGGCGGGGGGCGCCATTCAGAAGAGCACGTTCTTTGACCTCAAGAATCCGGGCAATTCACCGTACATTGGCCGCATGAGTGACAAGCGCAGACGTTTGCATTACTCTCACTTTGCACCCCGCGCTGCACACAGGAAACATCAGGGCCGATGCCTACTGAGAAGCACCTGGAATACCTGCGCCTGTCCGGTCACACGGCCACGTCGGTCTACGCGCGAAAACGCGCGCTGGCCCGCATGGCCGCCGTCCTTGCCGTCCCTCTGCTGTCGGCCACCGCGGCCGACCTTGCCGCCTGGCGCGCGTCGCTGACCACCGGCGACGCGGCCACCGTCGCCTACGTCAGCCACGCGCGCAGCTTCTACGCCTGGGCGGTTGACCAGGGGCTCATCGAGTCGAACCCGGCCGCGAACCTGCCCGTGCCCCGGCTGGGCCGCCGCATCCCCCGCCCCATCGCCGAGGACGACCTGATGTACGCCCTCGCCGCCGCGCCCCGCCGTGTCCGCGCCTGGCTGGTGCTGGCCGCCTGGTGCGGTTTACGGGCACGGGAGATCGCGCTGCTGCGGCGGGAGAACATACTGGAGACCGCCTCGCCGCCTGTCCTGATCGTGGCCGCCGATGCCACTAAGGGCCACAGTGAGCGGGTTATCCCGCTGTCGGCGTTCGTCCTTTCCGAGCTGGCCGCCGCGCGGCTGCCCACTAGCGGGTACGCGTTCCGGCGGATGGACGGGCGGCCGGGGCCGAATGAGGCGTGGCTGGTAAGTCACCTGGCCAATAGGCACCTGCACAATTGCGGTATTACGGCCACGCTCCACCAGCTGCGGCACCGTTTCGGGACGGCCGCGTATCACGCCAGCCGGGACCTGCGCGCGGTGCAGGAGCTACTCGGGCACCAGAACGTATCCACAACCGCTGGGTACGCGGCGTGGGACCGGGCCGCGGCGGCCGCGGCGGTGGAGGCGATTCCGGCGCCCGCCCGGCTGAGAGTGGCACAGTAGGGCTATGAGCGAACGGCGCGACCTGATCAGGGTCATGCACCACACGCTGGCAGTGCACGACGGCTACGGCTATTCCAGGTGCGAGCATCCGGGACGGCGGCTCAACGTGACCACGGACCTGGCCAGGGTGACCTGCAAGAAATGCCTGAAGATCCTCGGCCCCGCAAAGGAGAACGACCGATGAGACATCCACAGTTCAGCATCGCGCCAGTGCTTCCCTGCGGCCACCCGAGTGGCCTGTCCTACGTGGCTGCAGACGGCCTCAGCGCCTGGTGCATGGTCTGTGAGACCGATGTGGAACTGGGCGAACCCGAAACCGCGGTCAGTTAGCCCGCGCCCCACAGCGCGCGGGCGGCCAGCACCAGCAGCCACGCCCACACGCACAGGGTCGCCATCCACAGCGCCAGCGTCACCCGCACGCACAGCCGCAGCCACCCGGCGGGCACAACCACCGGGGGCGGCGGCGGGCTGGCGGGGACAGGCGGCAGCCAGTCCGTCACCGGGTCGGGGGGCATGGGCCCATTATCGGGCTGAGGACGCGGCCCTGGCGTTCCGGCGAACCGGACCCGCAGGGCCCCGCCCCCGAAGGAGTGCCTTTGTACCGCATCTGCGGCGGGGGAGGCCGCGCCCTCAGCACTGTGCAGCCTACCGTCCAGAGGGTCCCAGATCAGTAGCGGTTCTGGCCGATGAGTATCCTTTTTCACTTCCCATGATCATCTTATGGCTATAGAGTATTGGATACCTTGAGATCCGCCACGGAAGGGCTCCTATGGCCCGCTTGACGACCAAAGGCGAGACCTTCCCCATCGAGCCGCTGACCAGCGCCGAAGTGGGGCTGCTGCTGCGCCAGTGCTCGACCACCGCACCCACCGGGATACGGAACCGGGCATTGATTACCGTCATGTACCGGGCGGGCCTGCGGGTAGACGAGGCGATCAAGATCCGGGCGCCGGACATCAACCCCGAGCGGGGCACCGTCCGGGTGCTGCACGGCAAGGGGAACAGGGCCCGGACGATCAGCATCGACGACGGGGCGGTAGCCCTGATCCAGCGGTGGATGGACCGCCGCGCCCAGCTCGGCCACCGGCAGGGCCCGCTGTTCTGCACCCTGGCAGGCACGCCGCTGTCCGCGGTGTACATCCGGAACATGCTGCACCGCATCGGCGCCAAGGCGGGCATCGAGAAGCGCGTTCACCCGCACGGACTGCGCCATACCTACGCGATGGACCTGGCGGCCGAAGGCACGCCGGTCAACGTCATCCAGAAGCTGCTCGGCCACTCGCACCTGTCGACCACCGACGCGTACCTGCGCCATGTGGGTGACCCGGCAGTGCTGGCCGTTGGCCGTAACCGTCCGCACTGGGACCCGGAGGAGATATGAAGATCCAGGTAATGCGTGGCAACCGTGCTTTCACCTACTCGATCGACGCGGAGGTGAAGGTCGGCGATGAGGTGATGGTGCCGCCGCCGTTCTGGGACCCGTCCGGTGCGCCGCACAAGGTGGCCGTCATTGAGATCGGCTCGGACTACGACGGGCCGCTCACGCGAGCCTGGCTGCCACCAAGGTGATGATGGGCTTCGTGACCTTCCTGTTCGCCGGGTGCACCGCGTTCTCCGCCTGGGCGATGACGGCTGGCAACCCGACCGCGATCAACGGCGTGATCGGTGCGGGCATCTGCACGGTGGTCTCGGCGGCGTGCTGGTGGCTGGATCACGGCATGTGAGCGCCCCCGCTACGCTTTCCCCATGATCCTCTGGGCTCTCGTCGCCGCCGGGGCCGCGCAGGACGGCGCCGAAGGTGACCTGCGCCGTCACCTGGCCGACGTGCTCGCTGACCCCCGCTACGGCACGGGCCTGCACCTGCTGTCGGCGGGCGCTGCCGGGCCGGTGCCAGTCCTGGCCGAGACGGGCTAGGCTGGGCTGGCCTGTCTCAAGGGGCACGGAAGGGCCCCGGCCGCGGGGGGTATCCCGCGCCGGGGCCCTTCTGCTGTCACCAGTCAGGCGGAGTCGCGTTCGGCGACAATCTGGGCGATCAGCGTCCGGGCCTCGTCCTCCACGATCCCCAGGCGCAGTACGTCGTCGTAGCTGGCGAAGGTGCTGGTGGCCGAGTCGCACTGGCAGCCGTGGCCGGTGTAGTCCTCGCTGTCCGCCAGCAGCCCGTACCGCCCGTCGCTCAGCCTGACCACGGTGTACGCCTGGCTTTCGGTGGCCTGCTTCTCGCCGCGCTGCCAGCCGCCGCTCTCGTCGCCTTCCCAGACCACGGCCAGGACTTCGGCCACGTCGTCAGGTGACCATTGCGGATCATGCAGGCAGCATTCAGTGAGCGACGCAAAGGTGCTGCGCAGCTCATCCACGGTGATGGTCATTTGCTCCTCCTCCTCCTTGACGCAGCCCAGCGCCGAACCGCATCGCCTCGTCAGCGGTGATCAGCTCGGCCATCAGCCGGTCCGCCCGCGCCGCCGGTTCGATCGGCTCCGGGTCCGGGCCGGTGTCCCGCGGGTCCATCGCCGCCACCATCACCGAGTCGTCGTCCTTCATCCGCCACACGGTCGCCAGCACGCCGGACCAGACGGGGTGATCGCAGGAGAGCAGCAGCACCCCCCGGCGACCGCCGATGGTCACCAGGTCGCCGGGCAGCAGGTCCTTTACCGTGGTCACGTCTCAGCCTTTTCGCGCCCGGCTTCTATCTCATCCAGGGCCCGGAGCATAACCAGGCAGTCATCCCTGGTGACGTTTGACCCGGTGGCGACCATCCGCCAGTACAGGAAGATCGCCTGCGTCTCCAAGGGCAAGCCACGGACTAGATGCCGGACGGCAGCCAGGGCACGCTCCCGCTCCTGCTCGGTCATGCGCTCAGCCATTGCCTTTCCCCTTCACGAACGTTCCGCGGCCCGGGACGGTGAACACCACCCCCTCGTCCCGCAGGATGTCCAGGGCCCGCTGCACCGTCCTCGGCGCCACGCCCAGCTGCTCGGCCAGGTCCACGTGCGAGGGCAGCTTTGGCCCCAGCTCCCCGGCTGCGATCTGCCCGCGGATGCGGGCGGCCACCTGCACGCGCGGCCAGTCCGGCGACTGCGGGTCGATCATGCGCCAACCGTAACCACCTAACCTACGTTCCGGCTAGGCAACGCACTGCACAGCAACGTACAGTCAGAACATGCGTTTGTCACCCAACCGGCTCGTTTTCGTCGTCGCCGCGCTCGCTGTCGTCGCCGTCGCCGGGTTCGCGGCGGTGGTTTCCTACAGCCACTTCTTCAGCCTGGGCCGCATGCACGGCCAGGACGGCACCAGCGCGCGGCTGACGCCCCTTTCCGTTGACCTGCTGATCCTCGCCGCGTCGCTGGTCCTGCTGTGGGCCGCGCGTAACAACGTGGACGCGCCGTGGCCGATCCGCGCGGTCCTGGTCGCCTCGGTGCTGGCGACGGTTGCCGGGAACGTGGCGGACGGGCTGGCGGACGGGTGGATGGCCGCGCTGCTCAACGGCTGGCCCGGCGCTGCCTTCGTCGCCGCGATCGAGATCCTGATGTGGCTGGTCAGGGCCGCCCGCGCCGTCGCTCTCGGCGAAGCCGCCGGGCACAGTCCCGGCGTGGCGCCGGAACCGGACGGCCTGGCCGCCGCCATCGCGGCGTACGCGGCGACGGCGGCGGCGGGCAACCCGCTGTCCCGCAACCAGCTGCAGGAGCGTTTCCGGCTGACCCGCGCGGAGGCGGCGAAGGTGTGTACCCCAGAACCCCCGGCCGGGACGGCTCTCCCCTCCCCGGAAGTGACCGTCCCGGCCGGGCTGAACGGAAGCGGCGGCCATGACTGACCGGCTGCCAGCCGTCCCCGACGATGACCTGATCGTTGAGGGCGAGATCGTCGATGACGAGCCGCCCGCGCCGCAGCGGGCCGCCGGGACGGCGCTGGCGATCGTCGGTGACCGCCGTACGCAGTTCGCTGCCCGCCATGCCGCCTATGTCGGGCTTGGCGTCGGCGTGTTCTTCCGGCGGCTGTGGGAGTCGCGCTCGGCCACCCGCTTTGACCGATGGCTGCGCGGCGCCGAGGCCGCGGGCGACCGTGAGGGGCTGCTGGCGATCGAGGACCGGCGGGCCCGGTTCGTCAAGGACCGGCACGACCGGCGGATGGACTGGCTGGAGGTGCCGGGCAAGATCGCACGCGAGGCGATCTGGATCCTGGCCGCCGCGCTCGGCGTCCTGACCGTGATCGGCCTGGCGCTGGCGTGGCACAGTCACAGCTGGGCGGCGACGGTCGACCCGTTCGTGACGTTCGCAACGATCGTCGCCTGGCTGGTGGCCGCCGTGTCGGCCGGGTGGTTCCCGTTCCTGGTGACCGCGGCAGTCGTCTCGCTGGCGCTGCTGTGGACACTGGGCCGCCGTCACGCCCGCGGCATGACCTCGGGCTGGCTGGCGCCGAACCAGGAGGAGATCGGCGTCGTGGTCACCGCGGACGGGATCGTGGTGGCCCTGCAGTACCTGCCGGTGGCCGAGATGCGGCGGGCGTTCAAGGACAACTGGGTGCCGACGTTCCACCAGACCCCGGTGCTGGACGGCCAGGGCTACTCGGCGGTGTTCTCCCTGCCGTACGGGGTGACGCCGCAGATGATCGCCGACCAGCGGGCGGTGCTCGCCCGCAACCTGCACCGCGCCGAGGTCGAGGTCTGGCCGGGCGACGCGGAGAAGGGCGGCGTTGGCCCGGCCGGGTTCGTCTCAATGTGGGTGGCCAACAAGGGTGCCCTGTCCCGCCCGGCGCCGGAGTATCCCCTGCTGCACGAGGGCAAGGCGGACGTGTTCGAGGGCGTCCCGGCCGGGGTCAGCCCCCGCGGCGATGTGATCACGCTGCCCGTGGTCAGCAATAACTTCGTGGTCGGCGGCCAGATGGGCCAGGGCAAGTCGAACGCCTGCCGCGTCGTCCTGCTCGGCGCCGCGCTGGACCCGCTGGCCGAGCTGTGGGTGCACGTCCTGGCGTACAACGGCGACTTCGACGCCTACGCCCCGCGGCTGGCCCGGTACGTCAAGGGTGCCGAGGACGAGCACGTAGAGGCCGCGGTGGCCAGCCTCGATGAGCTGTATTCCGAGGTGGCCCGCCGGGAAGCACGGCTGGCTGAGCTGGGCGCGAAGAAGGTAACCCGCGGCCTGGCTCAGCAGAACGCTGACCTGCGGCCCCGGCTGGCCCTGTTCTCCGAGTGCCATGAGATGTTCGGGCACCCGAAGCTGGGCACCGAGGCCGCCGACCTGGCCGCGTCGGTGCTTCGCCGGGCGCGCAAGGCGGCGGTATGGCTGGGCTTCGACACGCAGTCCAGCCGCAAGGACGCCATTCCGCCGAAGGTCGTCGAGCTGGTCAGCGTGAACGCCTGCTTCTACGTGAAGTCGTGGCGCTCGAACGACGGCTTCCTGGGTGACGGCTCGTTCGCCGCGGGCATCCGGGCGACGGAGCTGCGGCCGGGCCGGGACCGCGGCACGTCGCTCATCACGGGCGTGTCCGATGCCCAGTTCGAGCTGCTGAAGTGGCACTTCATCGAGGTCAACGACGACACGGGCTACGACGCCGCGGCCGAGGTGATCGAGCGCGCGGTGGCGAAGGCGAAGCCGGGCGTGCTGTCCGGCTCTGCACCGGCGCCCGCTGAGGCCCGGGATCTGATGGCCGACCTGATCGAGGTGGCCGGGCACGAGCGCGTCCGGCTGGCTGACCTGCCTGCGCGGCTGCGCGAGCTGGCCCCGGGTTGCCGCGAGTACCGGACGCTGACCGGCGCGGCGCTGCGCGACCTGCTCGAGGACCGCGGCGTGCGCGTGACCAACACCGGCAACGTGCCGAGGCTGAACCCGGACGACCTGCACCGGGCGCTCGCCAGTGAGTGAGATGAGCGCGAACCCCCTGAACCCCCCTCCTGGCGGCCCCGGATGCGGGCGTCCTAACCCCGGCCAGCGGGCTAACTTCGCTAACTTCCCGCAGGTCAGCGCCGCAGTGAGCCGCGCCACGGTGGCCGGTGAGAAAACTAACCCTCTCACTGGCCAGCTAACCGGCGGCCAGCCGTGAGCCCGGGCGCCGCGGTGATCACCGTGGCCATCGCCTCACCGGTGCTGCTGTTCCTCGGGCGGGCCATCTTCCGGCCGATGTCGCCCTGCCGCTGGTGCCGCGGCAGGAGGCGGGCGGGCAACAGCAGGCAATGGCGTGACCTCACCTGCTCGCACTGCGGCGACACGGGGAAGCGGATGAGGTGGGGCGCCCGGGTGGTACGCGGCCAGGGCGCGGGCTGGGGCAAATGACTTCCCGTGGCGCAACCCGGCGCCGCGGCGAACAGGAAGGGGCCAGTGATGGCGAAGGACAAGAAGCAGCACGTACCGGCGCCAGCCCGTGACCCGCGTCCGAAGGGCGCGGCGAAGGGCGTCGTCATGCGGGACGGCCAGTGGAGCGGTCCCACCGCCAGGAACACCCGTACGCCGTGGCTGTTCAGCGGCAAGCCGAAGGGGGGTCAGCGATGACTCGGGACAGGGACTTGGCCGTCACCGTGGCGGCCGGGAGAGGAAAACATGGGAAGCAGGATCATAAGAGCGGTGCTGGTGGCTGCGGCCATCGCCGCCGCAGGAGGCGGGACACTGGCCCGCCCGCAGGCCGCCCACGCGGGCGGGCTCCAGCTTGGCCTGTCCTCGGCCGCTGGCTGGCTGCGTGACTCCAATAACGGGGGCAGCGGCTCACCGGTCGTTCTGGGCGGCACGGACATCGACGGCCCGGCGGAGGACGTGGCCGTCAACCCGACCGGCACCGGCAGTAACGTCAAGATCGCGTTCACTGGCCACTCCGGTCAGTGCGTGGGCCTGAACCCGTCCGATACGTCCAGTTTCCAGCTCGTGGACTGCGGGACCGGGATCGGCACCGTGTTCCGGCTGTACACGATCAACGGCGGCCAGGTGTTCGACGACAACTACGCCGATGCCCACCGCGGCGGGGAATGGGATCTGACCTCGACCGGCGGGACCGGCGCTCAGCTGATCATCGGCACGCGCGGGTCGTTCTTCCAGAGGTGGCGGAACTGCTCGGGCGGTTGCCTCTGAACTGGCCCGCAACGCAGGGAACGGCCCGTGCCCAGGTCTAGTGGGCACGGGCCGTCCGCGTTTGATCCTAGGCATGCCGGAAGCTCCCCTCCTGCCAGGCCGTGGCCCAGCAG